ATTTTTGATGTAAGTTAAATTTGTGTTTTGTATTTTACAATTTATATCAAAACACTTGATCAAATCTGTATTTGGAGGAATACAATAATCATATCCTTTTGCTTTGTGGAGTCCATAAAGAAAAGAAAATTGAAAAATTTGATTTCCAAATAAACCATTATTTCCTAAATTATGCATTGTTATCATATCAATATCCAACCTTGACAATAAATATCGCTCGGTGTTACATCCAGATCATTTTTACCAATAAACCATCTCAAAGGTGCTACTACTTTTTTTTGTTCTCCCAAATAGGCTCCCCACCAAGAAAAGGTGCTGTTTGCCATAATAAGTCCAGAACAAATACTCATCTGATATAGATCAATATAGTGATTTTGGTTTTCCGCATAAAAATCACCGATATTGTTTTCCTTACACCATTCTATATCATCCGAAAAAACTATGAATTTTTTATTCAGAAAAAATGTTTTTGCTTTATTTATGTAGTCCAAAGAAACAACTGGGTGAAAATGATTTCCAACATAATCACCTCTTCTTATATGGATTCCAACGATATTTTGTGTGTCTTGTGAAAGAGGAATTTTCCATTCTTCTCTAAATTTAAGAGTTTGCAAAAGTTCGCTCTTACAGTGTTTGAAATATTTTTCAGATTGATAATAACCAGTATAATTTGTTTCGTCTGCATAAAAAGAAGGAAAATTTGTGTCAAAATTGAAAAATTTTTCTCTGTTTGTGGGTATTGATATCTTACTTAAAATTTTACAATTTATATCAAAACATTTTATTAAATCTGTATTTGGAGGAATACAATAATCATATCCTTTTGCTTTGTGTAATCCATAAAGAAAAGAAAATTGAAAAATTTGATTTCCCAATCTTCCGTTATTTCCCAAATTATGCATTGTTATCATAGATTATCTGCCTATCAAAATTCAATGATCCATCGTGATTGTAAGAAGACCATTTATTTAGTTCGGGTTCTGTGGTGACATGTGTAGTAATAACACAAACATTATTTTGGTAGAAAAGAACCTTTTTTGGAGCATATAGTTTAATGTTACCCAGAACATTCTTAGCATAAGACATATCCAAAGCCTCTTTTTCTCTTATGCTTCTATCGCTATCTAAGATAAAATTGTTTATCTTGTCATTTAAAAACAACATAGCGTGTGTAGCCATGCAACTTTTTAGACGCATCCATTTATCGTTTATACTTTCTGCTCTGAACCAATCATGGTGTCCTGCCGTCGAATAACCCAAATACACAACATCAGCATCATCTGGGACTTCTATTTTTCCGTCTATAACATATTCGTTATACCATTGTGTGTGTTTACAATCGTCCTCAAGTAAAAGAAAAGGAACAGAAGTCTTATACCTTTTCATAACAGAATTATGACTTGCGCTACAACCAGCATTGAAACAATTTCTTTCTTTACGCAAAAGAATTGCTTCAAATCTTTCATAGTTTTGATAATCCAATTCTTGCATAAATTGTCTTATGTTTTTATTTTTTTGAATATCTTTTGCAAGATTTATGTAAACTTTTTTAATATTTTTTAAATCAATTATCATAATATACCTCTCTGATATGGACGGGTGGTTCTACTAAGCAAAAGAGGATCAAATATAGATCCAACATTTATATTGAAATTATTATCAAAACTCATCTTGCTTATAGCAATATTACCAAAAAAACCAGCACAACAAAGTAAAACACAATCTTTTACATCCATCATTTTTTCGTTTATGTCCTCGTATATCGAAGTATCATATTTCCAAGCATTTTTTCTGGATATTTTCCAAGTTTTTTTGATGTTTAGTCCCAAATTTGATGTTGTTGCGTCTTGAGAACATACGAGATAAATCTCTCTATTCATCAATTGAGATAAAAGATCAGTCTTGCATCTTTGATAAAAATTACAGAATATACGAGAACAGGTATATCTTTCTCTTGGTAAATTTCCTAATTTTACAACTTGTTCTCTTTGTTTAGTAAATTCATTATTTGGTCTACCTTTTTCCGCTGGTTTATATGTGTAAGACTGAATACCAACAAAATAATTTGGATGATCTATCTTTGCTGCTTCTTCTAGATCTTTTACATAAAAATTGTTACTTTCAGAAGACGGATCGAAAGATAATTCAGGTCTGTCTAGTTTTTGTTCCTTTAAGATTATTCTACTCTCACCTTCACCAAATCTAACAAGAGAAAAATGCTGATTGTTTTTTAATCTTTGTAAGAAGTAATCAAACTCTTGCTCAGAATATTTTAGATCTTTTTCTTTCGAATAATTTGTCCAATCAGAAAAATATTCCCATTGTTCATTTGTGTATGGCATTGATTTTTCCTTTCAATCTTCTACTTGCCTGAGTGTGTTCTATTACAACTGGTTTCTGCTCTTCAAACCACGGAGCATCAAATACTCTGCAATATGTTTGAGGAAAGCAGAATGTCTTGAGTCCGTTCTTATCGTGTTTGTCCCATACCTTTTGCAAACTTTGTTGCTCCCATACATTAGGATTTTTGGTTGCTTCCTCTTTCCAATCATTTATCAGATCGACTGCTTTGGTGGTATTATTAAAATACATGGTGCCACCCGCAAGTGCTTCGTTTCCTCTATCTGGACCCCAAGGTCTAAGATGAGAATTTCTTTTTTGATTCCAAACATCAGGAATCCAATAACAACCAAAATCATATGCACCTAACCGATCAAACAAAGAAGGAACATCTTTGAATCTTGCATCTGCATCCACCCACAACACACCACACCCAAACTCACTCAACGCTTCCAACATGACTTCTGCTTTCATCGTGCAATTGTGAACCCAAGATCCCTTGCTTGGTTTAGCGTAAGCCTTGACATCAATACCGAACTTGTAAGCAGAACTTACAAGTTGATCTGCTTCATTTTTGTACTCTGGTGTGTAGAAGGTAACTACTTTCATTTTCTCACCTTATCGTAGTTTTTAACAAAGTATTCGATGGTGGTTTTCAATCCGTTTTCCAAAGGAGTGAATGTAAAATATGGATTTTCATATCGAAACAGAGCATTATTCGTTGGTTTCTTCAGAATGCCATCGGGATATGTACGATCATATACAATCCTTCCATCGAAACCCATTATGTCTGCGATCATACTGGCAATATCCTTTATCTTATGTGCTGTGCCTGGAGACACTATCATAACATCGCTGTTTAGATCACTGCTTGTTATGATTTTTGCCAAATCAGTAGCAAACATAAATTCTCTTTCTGGTTCCCCTGATCCACCGACGATAAAATCTGTTTTGTTCTGTTTTGCCAAATAGCATTTGTGTATTAGGTTCGGTATGACATGACCACTATCGAGATTGTAATTGTCGTTTGTTCCATACAAATTGCAAGGAATGATGCAAGTTGTTGCTATGTCATATTGTTCTTTGAGAGCACGGGAACCAACTTCTAGCATTCTCTTTGCATAAGCGTAACCATAGTTGGTGTAATGTGGTTCTCCCTTGTGCAGATCGCTTTCCTTATAGGCTGTTCGAATGTCACTTGGCATGATACAAGACGACAAAAGAAACACGGAGTTTTGAAGAGAAAACTCCTTGCAAGCCTGAAGAACATTGATATTCATCTGTAGATTTTGTTCGAAGAAATCATAGTTCCTTGTGCTGTTTGCTTTAACTCCACCAACTAAAGCAGCACAGTGTATTATTTTTGTTATGTTATATTGTTGAATATATCTTTTAAGAGCACAATAATCCGTGATATCTAGTGTTTCTCTTGGTGGTTTAAATGTTACTCCTGAGCGAAAAAATATTTCACTTCCCAAAAGACCGTAACCACCTGTAACCAAAACATTGTTCATAATATACCTGCTGTTATAGATTCTTTTCTTCCCAACTTAAAGTCGTGATCTACCATCATGTTTATAAGGCCATCTATGTTCACCTTTGGAAACCAACTAAGTTCTTTCATCGCTTTTGATGGATCTCCGAGGAGTTGATCTACTTCAGCAGGTCTGTAATATTTCGGATCAACGACAACATATTTTTCGTAATTCATATTATATCGTTCAAATGCTTTCTTACAAAACTCTCGAACACTTATCATCTTACCAGTGGCAACAATATAATCGTCTGGTTTATCCTGCTGTAGCATTCTCCACATCGCTTCCACATAGTCACCAGCAAAGCCCCAATCACGCATAGCGTCCAAATTACCCAGATACAATTTATCCTGTAATCCGTGGTATATTCTACCTACTGCACGGGTGATTTTTCTTGTAACAAATGTTTCGCCGCGTCTTGGACTTTCGTGATTAAACAAAATACCACAGGATGCGTGCAGATCATAAGATTCACGGTAGTTTACCGTCAACCAGTGAGCATAAACCTTTGCACAACCATAAGGTGATCGTGGATAGAAGGGTGTAGTTTCCTTCTGCGGAACTTCCTGTACCTTACCAAACATCTCGCTGGAAGATGCTTGATAATACCGTACTTTCTTTCCATGTCTCTTTTCGTAGAGACGAATGGCTTCAAGCACATTTAGAGTTCCAATACCCACAGATTGTCCAGTATACACAGGAGCATCAAACGAAACCTTGACATGACTTTGAGCACCAAGATTATAGATCTCGTCAAAGTGCTGTGTGTCGATGAGATTTGCTATTGTATTATAATCGGTCAGATCTCCGTAGTGAAGAAATAACTTTGGATTGTTCATCAAATGTTCTATTCTTGCTGTGTTGAAAGAAGAAGAACGACGAATAATCCCATGAACTTCGTATCCTTTTTCAATAAGAAGATCTGCTAGATAAGAACCGTCTTGTCCTGTAATACCCGTAATTAATGCTTTCATAATCTATTAACTTTCTGCATCACTGATGCTAGATCATGCAAGATCACAGCATCTTTATCACCGTGCAATTTATGTATCTGACAATAAGACTGTGGTAGCCATGCGGTAGTTGGTTTAATTTCCGTCCACGCTTCCTGCAAAGTCCACTGATCCCATCTATTGTTGTGCTCTCCTAATTTTATCCACAATTCCAACATATCAATTATTGTGTTTGTGTGACGAAAAAATATAGTGCCAGATTCAAACCAAGCAGGTTCTTCCGTCCATTTTTTAGGCAAATGAATTATTTCTCTTCCCACTGGTTTTATTGTTTTTGGACCTGGTTTTGCTCTTATCGCAAAATCTTCTTTTATTTTTAGAAACAATTCTGGGTATTTTACTACTCTCGAATCCGAATCTAACCAAACAACACAAGAATTCATGTTTGTTTGTTTTACTTTTTCTAAAATATAATTTGCTTTTTGAGCGCAATTTTTAACCCAAGAACCAAGATCATTTCTTTGATCTACCTCGACTAAAATATGATTGTGTTCACAAGACTGTTTTAGTCTTTGCGCCATCTCTGGATATATTCCATTTGGTGTATGAAAACATACTACCTTTACATCATTCATTTGAGTCTACTCTCTATGTCTTTGTTGATCCTTTTGTACTCTTCCAATTTGTAATCTGTTATTGTCTTTGAACGAAAGTTGACAGCGGGTGGTGGAATCTTTTTAAACATAGATCCTGTTTGAAAAGGAACAGGAACTATGACTTTTTTTTTATTTGCTCAATCATATCTGGTGTGAATGTAGGAACCATGTGCGAAAATACATCACCACACTCCCAAGAATACCACTGAAAACCTTTCATTTTTGCTATAGGATACCAACCTTGCATACAAACTCTTACTTGATCTAATGTCTTTGAAAAATTGTGTTTTTTCTTCATATCAAATTTTTGAAATTCGTATGCGTATTTTTTCTCCACACAATCTGCTTTTAAATCATTCCCCGCAAATATAAGTTTTTTTGCTCCTCTGCTGTGGGCCCACTGTATTGCCATCGTAACAGTCTTATGCGGTCCTCTGAACAAAGGTAAACTTGGATTAAAAAGATCTCTTTGATGATTATCAGTTGCTTTATTACTGTCCTGAACATCCACTACTATGAAATCTTTTCTATTCTGATCTCGATGTTTGTTTAAAGTTTTTGCTCTAGGAACAACTTTCAGTATGTTTGGATCTTCCCAAGCAAGTTTACCTTCTGGACCATGCATTTCGTTGAGATGATCCGCAAGAATCCAGTAATCTGCTTTTTTTAGATATCTTATTGCTGTGCTTATTACAAGAACAGGAACACCTAAACTAAAACAGTCCACCTTTTTTAGAGATGGACCGGAACAAGCGATCACACAAGTTTCGTCAGGAAACAAGTTCTGCACTGTTGTATTCCTTTATTGCATTAAACAAATTAGAAACATAGTCGATAGGATTTTTCTGAAATACATTTACCATACCATCTTCAGATGACATTATGATTACAATGTTTTCAATAGGTTTACCATAACGCTCCTGATACATTATGGCATATGCAGTCGCTTGCATAAAGTATTCTTTGATGTCGTTCTCTGGTTTTTCTTTTGAAGCACTCTTAAAATCAATAACTGAAAGTTTACCATCAAACTCTGCTACACAATCAACTCTTCCAGCCAATTTAAGAGTATCAGACCAAAGAGTTGCTTCTAGAAGATGAATATTGTCTATCTTGTTTATTTCAATTTCAGCATTTGAAAAAAGAAACAACTCTGCAAAGTTTATTTTGCTTCTATCTAGTTGTTCGTTGTTTAGATATTTCTCTACCAGTGAATGAAATCTTGTTCCTCTGGTTGTCACTCTTCTTGCTTCTTCTGGATTATTTTTTCTCCACTCAGCAAAAAATTCTTTTTTAGAGAAACCAGTAACAGTGGTAACAGATGGATATCTGTTTCCTTCTGGAGTAACATAGAAGCGTTTACCTTCAACTTCTATTTTGTTTAATTCTTGTTTTTCTAACTCAACATGATTAAAAATTCGCATCTGTATACCTCTATCAAGTATTTAGATCGTGTCGAGTCATAAAAGAACCAGTTCTTCTATCAATTCCACCAGATTTTACTGGCGTTGCATCTCTGTGGTGTATATGAGCAAGTGTTGTTTTTGTTCTATTTTTACCAGTTGCCTTCATGGTGGTTATTTTTAAATGTTCTGGATGCACTTCCACGGAATGTATAGGATGTGCTTTTTCGTTATTACCTTTTGCAAAATATTTGGTATTTGTTTCTTGATGATGGTGTACATAACCAAAACCACCATCCACAAGGTCAACACCTAAAGTCTCTCCTGGTCTTAGAGATTCTATTTGCTCGTTTGCTCCTGCTTCGCTTTTTGTTCTAGAAATTCTTGCAGCCAATTCAGCGGCTGCTCTTGCTTTTGCTTCACCTTTTGCTTTTCCTTCTGCCGCGGCCGCTGCTTTTACTTCGTCTCTTCTTTTACGACCCGTTTCTATTGCTGCTGCTTTTGCCGTTTCTGCTCCATATGTTGATTCTCTGTATCCATAAGCGGCACCTGGATCTTTGACTTCAACTTTTCTTTTATCACGAAGACCCGCTTGATATTTTGCAACTCCTGCTCTGGATGCTTCAACAACAAATTGTACAAGTTCTTTAAATTTACGCATATGAATTTCCTTTTACCTTATTTATAAAGCCACCATCTCTTTTCAGAGATGGTGGCCGGTAGCGAAATTCCGTGTCGGAGGACTATGACCCCCTTCGACGCGCGGTGAATAGCGTAATGAACGCTTGCACCGTCCCCACGACCAATTCAGTGAAAAGATGTGGGGCGAACATAGGTATTTAGTATTGTATTAAGTTGCAAACTTCTTGCATTTTTTAATATACTCTGCGACTTTTTGATCGTGTCTCTTTTTGATTGATCTCATATAAGCGGCCTCTTGATCTGGAGCATAAGGAGTGCCTTTACTACTTGCTCTGGCCATCACATCTTGCGCTTGTTTTTGTGCTAAAGTCCACTCATCATCAAAATCATCTTTTGTTTTATTACAAAAAGATTGTAAATATTGTTCTTCTTCCTCTGCATCCGCTTGACCAACAAGAGCATCTCCTAACTCTTTACCTCCAGCATTCTTACCAAGTAAACCCATAAAAGGATTATTTCTTACTTTTTTAACAAATCGTCCAGCAGTGCCAAATATACTTTCATCCAATTCACGCTCTTTAGTATAATGCAAAAATGTCTTCATAGTTCATCCTTTATTTGTATTTAGTCATCTTGATCTTCTTGATCTTCTTCTTGTATGGTTTCACAAAGTAACAAAAATGAAACCAAGAAGCCCAAGTGAACAATACAGCCAAACCAGTGTTTAGGACAACTTCCGACCAAGGTGGATTACTGAAAGTCAAAGCATTGAAAAGAGCACCAGCAGTACAAAATGCCAAAGCAACCTTTACCAAAAAAGAATTCCAAAAAGAAAGTTTATTTAACTTTGAACTCTCTCTTCCAAATATGAATATTATGAATGCGGTGAATGAAAATGTCAAGATCATGCTCGACACAAAGTTTATTGGCATTTTGTATTCTTCCATCATCTACCTCTTAGATTTTGATTTTGTTTTTGATCTAGGTTTTGTGTTCCTTTTACGGCGCTTTTTCGGTTTCGCTACCACTGTGTCTTCTTTGTTTGGGAATGCTTTTTCTAATACTAACTCAAGACCTTTCAATCCCATAAATCCCATTATGAATGCAGTGGCATATTTACCACCATTCTTTATGGTGTCTGGAAGAAAGGACATTACAACTGGTGTGAGATAATTGGCACAAGCAGTACCAGCCAATATTGAAGCAATGGTGGTGCTTATTCTTTGTGCAGATTTTTTAGAAACTAAAAGCAACGCTCCGAAGAATCCAGACACAAGAAAACCTATGTCGATTCCATACCTTATCAGGAACGCTTCCAGTGCGTTCATATCCGCTGGCAATTGCTGCGTAGTGTTTTCCATAAACTTCCTTATATGTAAACCACATCATATAAAGTGTCGGGAAACTAATGGTATGTATAAACAAACAAACCCCTATTACTAGGGGTTTGAGCCAATTCAGATGCGGGATGGCCAATCCCCACTGCTTCAAGCAGCACGACGCATTGGTGCGGCGTTTAAAATTGCAACATTTTTTTTAACGACACCTATTGCACGGTGACGGACATCTCCCTGTTGATTACTTAACGCCAGTCGATTCTGTTCGGTCCCGTGTTTTGTTGACACTATGATGGATTACACCATCTTTCTTGCTTTGTCGGTCGATTACTAGATAAACCGTTTTACGCAAGCGCATCTCTTGTCAAGACCGCGTTTCCGTCAGAACGCCAATAGTGTCGAATGGAACCGAGGGGATTCGCACCCCTGTCCTGATCGTCTTTCTTCTTCAGATCATAAATGTCAACAGTATGTATCTTGTTTCTTTGGCATGATTGCAAAATACTTTTTGTTGGACGCTGAGATATTACTCATTAGTATTTTTGCTTGACTATTGTTCTTTGATTGAAGAACTTCTACTTGAAGTTCCAGTTCTTCGATTTTCTTCTGTAAACGCTCAATCTCAAGCAAACACTGATCGTTCTCATCCTTAATATCTTGCAACTTCTCTTTGTTGCAGGTCATCATACGAGTAACATCTATATTTGAATTATCGGCATAGAAGGTTACTGTATATTCCCAAAGATTACCTGTAAGAGTAATCATTCTTTCAACAGAAGAATTTACAAAAACAAACTCATTTTCCGCTGGATTGGGATTGTTCATTCTTTTCCTCTTCTGTCAAACGCTTCATCGCTTCGTTGTAACGAGCAAAGATACGATTTCGAATATCCTCTAGGTGTTGATCGTCATCGTAGTTCTCGTCTGGTTTCACTGCTCCACCTCCAAACGAACCTTGAAGTGGTTTTCTTTCGCTTGTTCCACAATAAGACCAGTGATCTTACCGAAACCAAGATTGTCTCCGACCATGAGCATTGGACCACCCTCTGGATCAAAGTAAGCAATCTCGGTGTTGTCATCATTCATTCCAACACGGTAATAATGCGCTTCACCTTCCATAGTGTACATTCCGTGACCATTGTTGGTGATTGTCCTCTTCTTTCCATAACGATCAATCATACTCATTAGTCAGCCCCTTCCTTGTGCTGTGGGATTCTATAGAGAATTGTGTAGCATTTCGCTTCAGAAATGTCATCTCTCCATTTTACCCAATATCCACGACGAAGCAACTCTTTCATCGCAGCAATTTGATATTCTCTGAAATGATATTGCACATTTTGAGAATCGTCCTGTATCATTTGTAGAACTTTGTATTCTACATCTGAGAACCATCCTGCGCTCAGAGTGTCTTGTGAATATTGTGAGATGGCATCTTCTGTCATCTCCTTGAGATATTTCATTTCATATTCTATTGGCATAACAATCTCCTAAGTGGTTGCGGAGGGACTCGAACCCCCGAAGCCTATGGCAGCAGATTTACAGTCTGCCCTCGTTGCCGCTTGAGTACACAACCGAACTG